AAAGTACCTAGACACTGCCGCTTTAAAGAGTTAAAGTATTCCCCCTTAACGTGATGCAATAGGATAAGTTGTCAGATAAAACTTTAACATAGTGAAGCATAAGACTTGAAATGTATCAATTATTGACACATTAAGAATTGTGAGAGAAGAGGGGCTGACATGGTTGAATTGTGTAAACTTATTATTAAGTGTTGACAACTAGTGGCGTGATGTGATATTATATAGTTGTCAATAGATAGTAGGGTATGAAAATGATATTTAATAGTTAAGAATAAGGAAGTCACATGTATAAAAAGGGAAATAATTTTGTTTCGGGTGTCGTACTGACACCCTCGAATCTGGAATTTGTTGAATATATCGCGGCATACTTTAATATATCACGGTCGGCAGCCATACGTTTAATAATTGACTATGTCAGCGATATGACGCCTGTTTTAATGTCTCCCCACATGCTAAAGATGAGATGATGGGGTATAGAGATGTAATCACAGGCAGCGTGAGGAGGAAATGGCATGGTTAAGTTAGCTTTGATTATTGTGATGCATTGTGTTATCGTAGGATTGGCTTGTGTAGCCATTGTTAATATTGTTTTGGGGGTATTTTAATGGCAATCCTCGAAAAAACCTGGCAAGATTATGAATACCAGGGTGCCTATATGCTGGCATCCGCTGAGGATCTTCGGCGCGTCGTGCGACGCGCCGCTAAAGCCGCAAATCAACGGCTTTTACGTCGTGAGCGCGCCGGACGCACAAAGGGTGTTTATGCCGGAACTATGGCGGCGCTTGGTAGGCTTGGGCGAATTCGCTTTGCGGAGTCTAAAAGCCGTCTTGATAAAATGTCTATCAATGAGCTGAGACATGAGTATGTATTACTCAGGGATTGGTTGAGTGCCAAAACGTCAACCTTGCAAGGACTTAAGGCATCTGACGATAAACGCTATCAGACAGCCCAGGAACGAGGGTTTACCGGAACGCTGGAAGAATGGAATGACATTGCAAGCCGCTTTTTTACAAAGGAAATGGAAGGTTATTACAGTAGTGACATTTTATATCAGATGGCAACGCAAGGCAACACAGACCTTGTAGACCGGATTTTAAAGGATGCCAAGGAATCAGAGCAGCCTCCGGATAAAGGGCGGCTGCTAATCAAATTAGTGAAAGCCGCAGCGGGTAGAAAAAAGAGTCGCGGAGTTTAATATGAGAAAGTCTCAAGATCTGGTGTGTTGCACGCAGCCGGAGGAACTAATCCGGCAGATGTCAAAACGTAATTACTATTGTGTACGAAAAAACAATCATACAAAAGTTGAGTATGTAAATCTCACGTGTGCATTAGACATTGAGACTACTAACACGGAATTAGACGGATTTTTGTATACAGTGCAGGCGAATTTTGGCGGGATAAATGTCCTTGTGCGATATGTCGAGGACTGGCTGGATATCGTAGATAAACTGGTTGAGAATTTTGAACTCAATCCAGAACGCAGGTTGGTTATTTATGTACACAACCTTGGCTATGAGCATATGTATCTCACTCAGATAATGCGCGATCGCTATGGTTTGGCGGATATCCTGCTTACGAAACCACGTAAGCCGTTATACATCAGATATAACAACGGAATTGAGCTGAGGGACAGCTTAAAACTTTTTCAGAAATCACTGGCGGGGGCAACTAAGGGATTACCGCATGCTAAAATGGTTGGAGACTTGGACTATAAAATTTACCGCACACCAGACACACCTTTGTCTCCCGATGAGTGGAACTACTGCATTAACGACGTGCAAGGTTTATACGAAGCAATCGAACGTCTCAAGTGGGAACGTGGGTGTAATTCCGCTACCATACCACTAACTAATACGGCAATGGTAATTGAAGAAATCAATAAGCACTGTCGCAAAGATGGTAAATGTATGCAAGCTATGAAAGATTTAAAGCTGGACAAAGAGCAGACGCGTCTAGCTTATAAATGCATGGCTGGAGGAGACACACACGGCACACGGTGGCGCGCTGGAAGAGTCTATTACGATTGCAATAGTTACGATTTAAAAAGCGCACATCCGTCGCAGCAGATTTTAAAAAAATTCCCGTCCGGAAAACCTATCACGCTACCGGGCGGTACAACGCTGGCAGAGCTTGACGCGCTGACTGAATTCGGATACGGTTGGATTGCACAGATTTTTATTTATGACTTTGCTATCAAACCAGAGTGCCCTAACCCAACTATCAGTGTCAGCAAATGCGAGCAAATTATGGAGTCCCGCGGCACTGATAACGGGCGCTTACTGGGAGCGCTGGGTGCGCTGGTTTATATGGATTCCAACGACTTCCAGCGTTTTCGCGAGGGGTACGATTTTGACGAGTCGGACGTCGTGGCGGTTGAGGCTGTCGCGTTTTATCTTAATTACCTGCCGGATGGGTACCGGGAAGCAATTTTAGATAAATTTAAGACAAAAGAGTCCGCCCCAGATGGACCTGAAAGGGTGTTTTCGAAGATATGTGTTAATACGGCGTTTGGAGCATCCGCCCAAAAGACGGTACGTGATGAGTACAGCCTACCGGATGCGGACGGCTTACTGGATGCTAATCATCTATCATGGGAGTGTAACCTTGAGCAGCTGGAAGAAAAAGACGTTTCAAAAAAGCAAACAAATAAATTCCCGTTTTTATGGGGGTTATGGACAGCCTCGTTAACACGGCTGGCGCTCTGGGAGCTGCAAAAAAAGGTAGGCTGGGAAAAGCTCATTTACTGGGATACAGACTCAGTCAAATTTGAGGGAGAGAAAGTACCGGAGGTTGATTTTGTTTATAACACCGCCGTCCGCGACTTATGCAGAGAGCGCGGCGCTGTCGTCCAGAACAAAAAAGGCAAAACTGTTTACATTGGTAGTGCGGAGGATGAGCACCCGACTGTCAATTATGGATACTCGGAGTTTATTTTTTTACATGCAAAATGCTATGCAGCCAAGGCTTGGGACGGGACGGCTTACCAGATAGAGACGACGATCGCAGGAGTAGGTAAAAAAGAGGGTATCCGGGCTATGTGCGGGGATATATCTAATTTAAAGGACGGGCTTTATATTGAGCACGCAGGAGGTTTAAAGTTAATTTATCACGATGAGCCTATCAAAGTACGGTACGATTTTAAGCGCCCAACTAGGACGGCTAGCTGGATTTACATGTCAGACCGGGACTATCTTGTAAACTGGAAACCAGAGGAAGAATTTGACTGTGAAATTATAAGTTCATAATTTGTTTACATTTAATTCATACTATAGTTTTGTTTTGATTATATTATAGCTAGGAGGTGGTCTATATTAGTCATTTTGTTATTAAAGGGCATCGAACGGCGCTAAAAGAATTTAAAGCCGCCCCACTTGAGCGCGTTATTGTAGTCAGCAAGACGGGAGACATTAAATGCTATTCTTACGAGTACTGGGGGATAGCGCTTCCAGTCCTCTATCGGAGGGTTGATTTATTAGCCAGACAGTGTTACAGAGTCCGTTCGGAGCAGCTGACAGAAACCATGGTAAAAAACACAGCAATTAAAATTTTAAAAGGAGAGTTATAATATGGGATTTAATGTAAAAGGCAGCAAAAAAGAGAGCGTTGAAAGAGTGAATTTTAATTTAAAAGATATCAGCTGGTCGATCACTAACGTCAGAGTCGTGTCGGAGCATATGGTAACATTTACCTTCAAAATGCCTGGTTTATCACTTTATAATATGAAAGTGACTGAATCAACCAGGGGCGACACTGCGGGGCAGATGTTTTTAAGTAATGGACAGAGCAAGGGGTCAGATGGTAAATATTACAATAACTACGCACTCTATCTGTCGGATGAGGACAGAGAAAGAATTATCGTAGCTGTTTGCGAGGAGGCAAACAACGATTGATTGGCGGTACCGGATGACAGCCTGGACGAAGTGCTGTTTTTAGGAGGTTGAGAATATGACAAGATTTGATGTTAATCGAATGGTTGAGGATGTAGAGGAGTGCTTAAATCAGATGTGGGCATCGCCTAGCATCACGGGGTATAAACATGGGTGTTGCGAAGCGGTAAGGTTAAGCGGATGTATCAGAGTGGAATTTAAATTTTGCAGTAGGGATGCGGTAAAGCTACGAGGATATCTAGATGCATCCGAGTGATTTAAATTGCAGTAGAGAGGAGGAAGAGCCGGACAGTGTCCGGCTCTATTGCAACATGAAAAAGAAAATTGAGCTTTACGAAAAGGACGGCTGGTTAAACATCCCCGAAATAGACAGCCTGGGGACTTGGTGCAATGTTATCATCGGACCGCGTCAGGTTGGGAAGACATACGGTACGCTTAAACGACTCATTACTGAGCGCCGGATGTTTAGCTACTGGCGGCGCTCGGATGATGAGCTGGATTTTATAACAACTAATCCTAAGTACAATCCATTTTTAGCGCTGCGAAAAGACGGTATCAAGGTCGACATTGTAAAGCATAGCGAGCATGATTATCGAATTGGTCATGCAGACTATGACGATAAGGGAAAGCCAACGCTAACCGATGAGATAGCAACAGGGGTATCATTGCTTACGGTTGCAAAGCTACGTGGTTTTGACGGCAGCTCATACAGCGATATCGTTTTTGACGAGTTTATACCGGAACGCATTGTTATCCAGCGCAAAGCGGAAGGAGATGCTTGTGTAAATGGCTATATCACTTTTGCAGGGAACCGGGAGCTTGAGGGCAAACCACCACTCAAGATATGGTTGCTTGCAAATGCAAACAGTATTAAAAGTCCTATCCTCGGTGCATGGGGACTTTTGCCATACGCTGAACGATTGATGCGGAGTAATCAGGAGTATCTTATATCAGATACCGGTATCCTGGTAGCAATGCCGCGGTCGGAAAAAATAATTGATAAGCGCAATGAGACGTTAGCAATGCGGCACCTGCGGAAAGTTGGAGGTGCGGTCTATGGAATGGCAGCGGAAAACCGTTTTGCATATGATGATTTGCAATCCGTCCGCCCGCAGAGTCTGCGGGGCATGAAGCCACTCATGCAGGTTGCTGGACTCTTTATCTACGAACACACCGGATCACTTTACGTCTGCGCTGTTAAGCATAATAAGCGCCCTATCTACGGCGATACGGTTGAGGATTCGATTCGCTGCCAGATGGACAACCCGATGTTGAGGCAGGCTTATTTTGCCGGGTACGTCTATTTTGATTCTGCGCAGTCACTTATCAAGTTTAGAGATTTTTTTAATATTAAAGATTGACATTATCTTGTTAACGCGTTATTGTGTAATTGAGGGGCAGCCGCACAAAGCAAACAGACCGGAAGTCTGAGCGGTGGGTTTTTTGCTTACCTTATGCCTCTCTTAATTTTTCCGGTCATACTATACGATGTATACTATTATAAAGGAGGTAATATAAATGTTATCATTTAATGATTTTGTAAAAGTCTTTGACGCATACGGTAAGTATGTATCGCAGGCACCGAAGCCCCCGCAGCCCCCGCAGGCACCGCAGGCACCGCAGCCCCCGCAGCCCCCGCAGGCACCGCAGGCACCGCAGCCCCCGGACGATATCGCGCAGATGCTTACACAGATGCAGGCGCAGCTTAACCAGATGCAGACGCCAGCACCTACAATCAGCGACGTTAAGCCATTATCGGTTGATGATGTTATCGCTAAGATTTTTGAGTAAGGAGGTAAAGCAATGGCTAATGTTTTAACACCTGTTGACGTGTACACTATCGTCAACGAGATGAACAAAAACATGTTTGGTAGCAACGCCCTGACGGCAGTAGATACAAGCTCTTTTGTCACGGTCGGAGAGGCAATGTTACGGAGTGGCGTCGAAAACACTCTTAACGCGCTGGGTCTGGTTGTTGGTCGGACAGTCGTAGCCGTCAGACCTTACGACGGAATGTTTCGACTTACTGAGTTTACGGATGATTCCTGGGGAGCTATCCAGCGCAAAATCTCTTATTACTGGGATGGTTGCGAGCAGGCAACCGACTGGAATACCGACTGGAATACCGACAAAGCACAGAAGCAGTTAAAAGACGGTAACTCAATCGATATGTATAAGATTCACAAGCGTTATCCGCTAGAAATCCGTTTTTGCGGTATCAAGGTGCTCCAGAAATCTTATACGACTTGGCTCTATCAGCTGGAGCGGGCGTTTAAGTCCGAGGCAGAGTTTAGTGCGTTTTTTGTTGGACAGGCTACGGAGGTACGTAACGAGCTTAACATGATTCGTGAGGCGGAAAATCGCTTGACGGTGCTTAATGCCATCGGTGCAACCTACAACACTGGTGCAGCCGCGTCAAAGCGCAATCTAACAAAACTTTTTAATGACGAGTACGGCACAACCTACACAACAGCACAGCTTTTAAATGAGCACATCAAGGAGTTTACCGAGTTTTACATCGTGCAGCTCAAAAATGATATGGATATGCTCAAAGGTAATCACGACCTTTATCATTTAACGCCTGATAAAAATGACGATGCAGGTCAGCCGCTCAAGCTCTTACGTCACACTCCGATGGAGTACCAGCGACTGTATCTCTATAAGCCGCTTGTACGTAAGACAGAGGCACGCGTCATGGCTGAGATTTTTAATGACAACTATCTTAAGTTGCCGCAGTATGAGGGGGTGATGTACTGGCAGAATCCGAGCGCTCCATCTAAGGTAAACGTTACGCCTAACCAGCTTAACATTAAGGACGGCTCCTCAAAGACTGGAGATACCGTAGACCTTAAGCAGGTTGTTGGTATTTTATACGACCGGGATGCTATCGGCACTCACTACCATATTGACAGAGTCCTCACGACTCCGGTCAATGCAAAAGGTGCTTACTACAACACTGTCTACCACTGGGCAAAGGATCACCAGCTTGACCAGACGGAAAACATCATCCTTTATTATATGGAGGATTCGGAGGCATGATAAAATGGCACGTACCGCTTATTTTGGAAGAATCTATAAAAAATTCAATTCCACGCTCCAACCGGACTATTCCGGTTGGAGCGAATATGATATTATGTTTAAGCAGGGTTTTGACGTTGACAATCCAACCATTATTTTATCCAACTACGGCGGCGACCCTCCAACGTGGAACCAATTCTATTTACCTGACACTGCCGCTTGGTATTGGATAACATCCTGCAAGGCTATTGCTAACGGACGTTGGGAGATATCCGGCACGATGGACGTGTTAGCAACCTACAAGGCGGCTATCCTTATCACCGATTGTTATATCGAGTATGGATATAATCAGGATGCATCCGGGGCTGTCTATCGTCTGCCTGACGTACGACAGAATGTATCGCAGGTGCCGCAGATTGCCAAGGCATCAGCTGATATCACGGGTGGAGGAGTGTCGTCATCTGGCACATATATTTTATCAGCTGTCGGCTCTAATAATGGCGTTTGTACTTACGGCTTGAGCCATGGTGCAATTCTCCGGCTTGTAAGCACGATAAACAGTGATATCACGACAGCATTATCTGACAAAGATAGTGTCGAGGATATCCTTAAATATTTTACTGCTAACAGTGTTTACCATGGCAGCGCCATGGGAGCAATAAGAGCTTGCACTTGGGTGCCGATAACGCGTGCTAAGATACCTGGTAGCACGGCAAGGCGTGTATATCTTGGGGATTTTGATACGGGTGTTGATGGCATCGAGATTGGTGACCCACTTTATACAGTAAAAACATCCATCAGTATTCCTTGGCAGGTCGCAGATTGGAGACGTAATAACTGCCAGATGCTTTTGTATGTGCCGTATTGTGGTACGGTTGGAATCCCGGTTGATAAGTGCAACAACGCAACAACAGTAGATATCACATGGGTGATGGAGTGGCTTGGTGGTACCGTATCAATACGCGTTGATTGTGGCGGGTACACAGTTTATGTTGGGTCCGCATCCCTTGGTGCCCCTTATGCAATCGGTAGCAGCAACGTGCCTATCACCAATTTTGTGTCTGGCAGTTTACAGACCGTAGGTGGAGCGCTACAAGCTGGCTCTGGTGTGTTATCCGGCATAGCGGGTGCTTTACTGGGTGGTGGTGCTGGCGCTATCGCTGAGGGCGTTAGTCAAGTGGTATCCGGTGCCGGACAGATAGCAAATGGCATCGTGCAGTCTATTTCTCCGGTCGTGCAGTGTTCCGGTTCAATGTCCGGCAGTGCCTCCGCAGGGCAGTCACAGCTTGCCGAGCTGCAAGTACTGTACTATCCGCCCATCGACGATGCTGGTTTCAGCGCTGTATACGGACATCCGGTAATGCGGATGGGTCGCCCGGTTGCTGGCTATTGTAAAACACGAGGTTTTAGTTGTGCCGCGAATGCCCGGAGTTATGAGCTGGGGCTTATCAGTCAGCTGATGGATACAGGAGTTTTTATTGAGTAAGGAGGTGGCAGTTTGATTGCTTATAATTACGGAGGGGCTTATGACCAATACACCGGATATAGTGCCGCCAATATAGGATACAGCACTTTTAGCCAGCAGTATTGGGAGCGATCCCTATTCCAGCGCTGCAAGGCTCTGTTTGACTTTACGGGTTTACCGGATGCAGCACCTGACCAAGTGCAGTGGGATAATGACGCTTTTTTATGGGGGCTTTTTAAGCTGGGGTTTATGACGGTGTTTGATACAAAAACCTACGGTCTGGTTGTGCAGCCGGGCACTCCTACGGGATACGGCTTGCTATATCAGCCGACTGGTGTACAGATACAGACTCCGTTTTTTGCGTTTACCCGTCCGATTGTGATAGGTAAGGAGTGCGAGCTTATCAAGCTCACACCAGATTATACTGGCATCTGGGACATCATCACAAAATACGCTACAGAGTTAAAATTTAATGATGTAGCAATCCGATTGAGTCAAATTAATGCGCGTTTTGCTTACGCAGTCGCAGCGACGGACGAAAAGAGTGCGCGGACTATCAAAGCAATCCTCCAGCGGCTTTCGAATGGCGAGGAGGGTGTTGTGTACGATGCTAAACTCAACCGTAATTTTGGACAGGACACGGAGTCCGCGCCCTGGATGCAGTTTGACCGCGACCTTAAGAAAAACTTTATCTATCCAGAGCTTTTGGAGGCGCGGCGTACTATCCTGACCGACTTTTATAGAGAGCTTGGTGTACAGTCGGCATCTGATAAACGTGAGCGACAGAATCTACCGGAGACGATGGCATACCAGGCGGAGACTTTTAATCGTCGGCAGGTCTGGGAATTGTCTTTGCGAAAGTCAATCGACCGTGTTAATCGGATGTTTGGCACGCAGATAGATTTTAAATTCAATGAGCCGTCTGGCTTGGAGGGGGGTGCTGCGAATGCTAACCAATCAGCAAATAACGACAACGGGGCTGCTTGATTTGCTTTATTTTGATGATACCATCATGGACAATTTTACTGTACCAGATGGCATTGACAGACAGCTGGCACTTGATACCATTTATCAGCGCTGCGGGCTGACTCCGTTGTATCATCCCGATCCCGCTTGGCTCAAGTTTTATATCGGCAGGTGGTGCAGTAAAAACGCAAAAACGTGGGAAGAGTTGTATAAGACAACCATGCAAGACTATAATCCTATCTATAACTACGATAGGACTGAGGAGACAACGGATACCCGCAGCGGGACACGCAAGGTATCAGAGGATACCAGCAGCAACACCAAGCAGAGCGGAGACAGCAGCGTAACAGATTCCAGCAGCGATACCAGCGAGCACACGATATCTGCTGATAACTCTGACAGTTACGAGCCCGGTTATAAAGATACCGCAAGTCGGCAGGATACGCAAGCCAGTGAGTCAAGCAATCGTGTTGATGTGACAGGCGACCGTGCAGTCGATGAAACTACGGGCGAGACCTATTCGCACAAGCTGCGGGCATATGGTAATATAGGCGTTACCACTACTCAGGAGATGCTGGAAGCTCAGCGCAAAGTTGTCCGTTACAGCATCTATAATGAGATAGCGGACTCTTTTAAGGAGGAGTTTTGTTTATACATGTATTAAGGAGGTGCAACAAAGTGACAGTAGACGATATCATTACAATCATCCAGTCGGTCGGGTTTCCGGTCGTGATGTGTGGGGCGCTCTTTTGGTACATGGTTAACCAGACCAAAGAGCACGCCGCAGAGTCTAAGGAGATGTGCGAGGCTATCAGTGCGTTAAACATTGCTATCACAAAGTTAACGGATAAACTGGACAAGGAGGTATAGGATGGGTAAATATATCATTGACACGGACACGGGGTCTTGCACTCCTTATAATGAGGACGGCGCAACAGCGCCGTCCATCTCCAAAAAAGAAAAAATGGTTCGGATGCTGGCGGAGCATCGCGGGGATGTTGAGTATTCGGGATTTGTCGCGACCATCCAAAAATGGTTTTACGGGTCTGTCGTGCAGGCGAGTTGGTGCGCTACTACTATCAGTTATCTGCTTGCACAGATAGGGCTGGGAGAGCTCAAAGCCGAAAACGTCAAGACTTTACTGGATAAGATATCAGCATCAGGCAAGTTTGAGTTGCTTGATAAAACATGTGATGTTGAGCGTGGGGATATCCTCTTTTGGTTATGGAGTGGTAATGTCATGACCACGTCAAGCTCTAAGCATGTCGGTATCGCGGAGCATCCGAGTACAGGCAACACAATTTATTGTTTGGGCGGCAATCAAAAGGACAAGATTTGCACCCTTGCATATGACCGTAAATATCTGTTTTGCATCGCACGTTTAAAGGAGGTATAGCATGAGTAATTTATCAGATAAGCCGTGGTTGGCTCCAGGGCACATGTATCAGTATGATGTTGGCTGGTTAGTCCAAAAAATTTTGTCATTTGAAACAGAACTTAACACGGCGATCGACCTTAAAACCATTCATTATGCCGACCCCATCCAGTGGGATATCACAACGCAGTACGCTCCAAACACTGTAGTCGTAGACCCTAAGACGGGCACCGCGTATATGTCAAAGGTACCGGTGCCGGCGGGCGTGCTATTAACTGATACCGATTACTGGGTTGTTATTTTTAACTATCAGCGCGTTTATGATAAAATCATGTCGGGCGTGGCGTTTAATGACAAGGACAATCTTAACGCTACCAAAGATTTGCTTGTTAATGACTTGGTCTGGTATGGGGGCGACTTATACAGATGTACCAGAGCGATCCCGGAGGGCACAACTTACATTCCGGGCACCAACTTAACGCCTACTACTATTGCAGACTGTCTAGCGACCTACTACGGACGTGACAGGGTAGCGCAAGTTTTAAATGACACGATTAGTGTGTCAGGGGACTACACCCTTAACGCGGGAGATATCGCGGAGACAGCAAGCGATGTTACCATTCACAGCACGCAGGATATGCTGCTAGATGCTGACGGTACCCTGACTGTACAAGTTACAGGTGGCAAAACATCCGAGGTTGGTGGCAAGCTGACAGAGAGAGTTACGGGGAGCCGGGAGATTGACGTTGACGGGGACGATTCTGTACATGTTGACGGTGTGACGTCTATCAACCGTGGGGGAGCTGTGACGGAGGTTTACGGTAGCTCAGTCGATAAGAGAGTTACGGGGAGCCGGGAGATTGACGTTGACGGGGACGATTCTGTACATGTTGACGGTGTGACGTCTATCAACCGTGGGGGAGCTGTGACGGAGGTTTACGGTAGCTCAGTCGATAAGAGAGTTACGGGAGCCTTTACGGAGAGTTTTGAGGATACGGCGACATTGGTGTTTAATGGGAGGAGTGTTGTTAAGGGTAAAGATATTAACGTGACGGCTGAGTCGGTTAGTGGTGCTGTTGATAGTGTTGATTTGACTACTAACTCGGCTATTATCCATTTCCCAAGTAAAAAAGTTGACCTGGCTAACTTGTCTGATGACTCTGTTATATTACTTTCAGCATATGAAGCCGTCGGAGACGGCACCACTGACGATACTAGTGCTATTAAAAACGCTATAATCGCCGCCAATAACGCACACAAAACATTGACTTTTGATTTTAATAAAACATATTTATGCGGAGAGGTTGACGTTGATATCAGGTGTAATATCAACTTCAACGACTCGACCATTAAAGTTTCTCCATCGTCAGCATATGTTTTTAAGTATAGCTCCTCCGATGTAAGCAAATCGATATCCGCAAGCTCGCTAACAGTAAAATCAATCACAGACCCAGCACTATGGGGCAAATCGTTTACAATACAGACGCCGCTATTGCTGGGGAGTAGAGATAGCACTGGAGAGCAGTTTTATCAAAAAATAAACATCGTTACCGATTCCCACGGAAATTTTATTAACACGTATATATCAAAAATTGTAGAAGGTAATTACACTTGTTTTAACATCCGCAATATTGACACGGGTATTACAATGCGTAACGGAAACTTCAGTTTGCCGTCAAACCGTAGTACCGCAACCGTAGTAATATGTTATCGTGATAACGTGTCCTTTGAGCAAATCACTATCGACGGCAAAATAACTACTAGTGACTGGAGCGGCGCAGTGTTTTCAGTTCACGACTGTTTTGGTGTAAAATTAAAATCAATTAGAGGCGTTAATCCGGTATCAACTCCGGCGTCCGGATACATCATCGGATTATATGAGACAAGTAACACGCTTGTTGATAGTTGCATATTAACAGATTTTACAACCTCGTGGGGATCGATTGGTACCAGTCAAATTTGTAACGCAAAATTTGTAAACACCATATCCAATAGATTTGATATTCATTATTATCTAAACGGATACTACGATTGTATTAATTGCACGTTTAGCACCCTCGAATTCGGTGGCGGTATAGGTAGCATACTACTACAAAGTTGCACGATCTTAACAGGCATTAACTTACGTAACGACTTGCCTATTTTATTATCAGGCAATTTACATGTTATTGACTGTCACTATTATGGTAAAAATGATTACATGATAAACTTGTCTAACTCAAACAGTTCGGCAACAAACTATAAATCCATTTTCCAGTCCTTTGAATTGATTATTGACAACCTGGAAGGACGTTATAACTCCCTAGTGCTTGTAAATATTAAAAATTCGGACATGCAATCTGGTGTTAATGTTTTCGTAAAAAATACAAATTTACTCGCTAGCATAAATATCAACACAACCACCGAAATCAATAAAATTGTTTATGATAATGTGTTCGGCAATCAGTCTTTCTCGTATGCAGTCAAATATTTTACAGTGCTTAATTCTACCATTACTATGCAGGGCAATATGAGTAAAATTAATACACTTAAGATTATTAACAGTAGGTTGCGCGATGTTTTACAGACGTATAATGCTACGAGTGTGATAATGTGTCAAAATGAAATTTTAGTTGACAAACCTAACTCTACACCCCGATCCCCTGCCGGGTGAGATAGTCGGCAAGCACGAGAAAAGGCTTGTGTGCCATCAGTTCCTCATCCCGGTTTTGCGGCCCGCTACCGGAAATCAACACGACAACCGGGTAATGCTCGCCCTTTTCCGGCAAAGTCAACGTACCCGCCAAGGTCACACCCGCTTTCGTGTTTTCAAAGGTCACTTCCTCCACCCGGTATGGATAGGGAGGTTTAGGTTCTTGTGGACGTGAAAGAGCCACCTCTCCATCCACTCGCGCTAATTCCAACGGCAATGTCAACCCGCCCTGCACGAAAGTTCCTTGTATCCTATCGGCCCCCTGCCATTTCCCGGAGAATTTCATCCCAAGGGCCGGTGCCGTGATGGTCAACACGCTATCCGCGTACTCCGTTTTCCCCGTGGGAATCCCCTTTGCCCCCTGATCAGGGCTATCCATCTTCGTCGTCCATGAATCCCCGGAACGGGAAACATGAAAAACAAGCCTTAATTTCACGCCCTGAATATTCAAAGTTCCACCCCAATGTCCGGCAATATCCTGCGCATTCATGATCATCGCCACGAGGACAAAAAATACGGATACAAATACTCTTTTCATGCTATTTCTTGTTTACATTATTCAACAAATATACGAGAAATAATTACAAGATATGCAATTTCACGCCAAACGAGAGACTCAGGATGTCCCATGTTCTCACGTATTTATTCGTGGCGCTACTGATGACGTAAAGATCACAGGTACTCAACTCGTAAAATGCAGTGATTCGACGAAAGGGAGAATGAGGCCCAAGATCGAAAGCAATTCGCTGTCCGGTAAAGATATGAAAGCGTACACGGGTGGAAAACTTATAATAGTTATTCGGGTATCTTTCCGGTTCCTTCACCCAGAAATCATCGGATAACACCGTGTTCATGTACAGCCCCGTCACCAGTGGTTCCAACCACCACTTGCCGCCGAGACGAACCTCCCACGGCGCGTAATTTTGTTTCAACGTGAAAGTTACTTTTGCTTTGTTGGAGGAAAAACGAGGAACCAAGCCGAACATGATCTCCGTTTCCCACTGTTTTTTTCGCCCGTAATCCCAGCCAACGCCAAGGGAAAGCAATCCCATCGAACCGGCATATTGCACGTTCTGGTACTTCGGGATCAGACGGTTCCACCCGGATTTATATTGTTCCAATTTACGCTGATGTCGTTCTGCCCGTCGTTGTTCCCGGTCATCATCCGTCATTCCGAACACGATTGTCGTCATACCCATGAACATGGTTATAATCCCGACCCTAATAATAGACCACTTCATACTCGTATCCTCCCGGCGTTAAGGTGAATAACAAATAATTCTTATCTTTCATCGCGGCACAACCGATATAAGGAATCACGTCATCAAACAACTCTTTATGAAGTAGCGAGTGACTGTGTTCTTATAAGCATTGATCATATGATGATGTGCCAGTTGCTCTG